AAAAGATACTTGAGAATCTAGTAATTGTTGCATACCCACTGAATGAAGCTGTTTTGAAATTCCTTCAATAGCATAAGCAAAGCATCTAGCTAAATTTTTATAATCTCTATCATACTGAACGTAAGTCGGCCACTCTGAACAGGTCTCAAACAAAGCTCCGTAATTAGTTACAATTGCATGAAGGCCACTTCCTAAAGCTTCAATAGCTGACATACAAGAAGTTTCTTCCCATATATTAGGATAAGCAAATATTTTATATTCACCCATTTTATTCATTATCTTTTTGTTAGAAGCATAACCTATGTAATTTACATTAGGTAATTTTTTAGCTTGTTCATACAATTCTTGATAAGAGGCATCATTAGCATTTTTAAAAACATCTCCATATATCTGAGTAGAGGAATAAACATCTAATTCAATTAAAGGATTCTTAATTAACTGCATAGCTCCTAATAAAACGGATAATCCTCTCCATGGAGTAGAAGTATATATTAGCTTTATTTTATCGCCGTTTTTATGAATAGGTTTGTCTGCAAATTTTTTTATAGCATTTTTAATAACCACACATTTTTCAGGGGGTAATTTAAACGCCATTCTAAACTTTTCCGCACACCAGTGAGAGTTAAATACATACCAATCATATTTAGAGTGATTAGATTTATCCTCAAACCATGGAGCTAAATTACTCTGGTCGTAAGAATTTTGTGCCCAAAGAATATTAATTTTATCTTTAGATAGGGGTATTTTTTCTGGAATAGATGTAGTTATTTGAAACTTATCTAACAACTTATTATTTACGTGTTTATATAACTGAGCGTATTGCAGCTCTGTTCCACCTAATGGTTGCATAAATTAATTGTTACTGAGTTTCACCGTCCACCGTTAAAGAAGCAACAGTGATTTGTAGATCTTGCTGGAAGTCTTCAGAAGTAGTATCTGTATTAGGATCAGCTACGTCTGTATCAAACGCTGCTTTATCAGCATACGTTACTCCAGTTCTTTTGTGTTTAACAATTTCTACTGCTTTCGCTGGTATTCTTTTTATTTCCATATGACTTATATAATACTTTTAAACTTATTTGTCTAGCCTTTACCTTGGCCTTTGTATCTTCTAGTACCTCTTTGTCTTTTTTCACCTTTTGAAAGACTTTTTTTATGTTTCCCTGCCCCACGTTTTTTAGGTTGATTACGTTCGTGGTGTTCTTTATATTTTTTAGCCATTCTGTTGTGATCTATCTAATAAAGCGTAAGTAACTACACCTGTTACTTCACTTGCAGTATCTGCTTGCATTTTAAGAACATCATCAGCTTCTAAATTTAATGTATTCAATATCAAATTAGTCATGGATTTGTTTAAGAGAACATGACCAATAATATAATTAGTGGTATCTCCTGATTTAGTTAGTATTAAGTCAACATCCACATTACTGGCTGTATTATGAACCGCTTGTACTGATTTTGTAATTATAGTTGCATCAGAAGGAACGGTTAATATCGTAGTGACATTAGTAGTAGCTAAATCAAAGGGTGCACTTTTATATTGTATAGTCATGATAAAAAATAAGTAAATGTATCTTGTTGTTCTTTTAAATCTTCTTGATAAGAAGTGTTTAATTGATTTTTTAAAGTATCAAACGTTTCTAAAATTTGACGTTGGTTTTCAGAACTATATTCTAAAGCAGGTTCTGGTATTGTAATATTAACTTGTGCCATTATCTTCTTCCATCTATGTTAACGTCCGCTCTAAATTCACCAAATCTCCAATTATCATCTACATTTAGATTTTCTATTTTTAAACTAGCTAATCTTCCTCTAGCTCTACAGTCTATTTTACTAATAGTACTGTTCACTGTAAAGGGTCCCAAAGGAGAAGATAGAGGAGTTTGAATGGGGTAGTCCTTTAATTGAATAGTAATTAATACATTTCCTTCTAGGTTTTTAAAATCAGGTAAAAATCTACTTATTCTCATTAAGTATTCAGCATCCCCTCCTTCATGTAATTGAAAATCTCCTGACTCTACAAAAGCTGGAATAGCTACAGGAACACTGTTTAAACCCACTGCATTTACTCCTGTTTCATGAGCAAAATAAGTTGTAGCACCAAAAGTATTTGTAGCCCCATTAACTGCTGGAAATTGTGGAGTTAAAATTGTACTAAATTGAGTTGCATAAGGTAAGGCATATGTTGCTGCATCTGCAAAAGTTGTTCTATCTAAAGTACTAGTTGCCCAAGTGTTTTCTACATAATTATATAATACAGATCTATCTACTTGGGTTGAAGAATCTTTTGGATAAAACCAAACAATTTCATTAAACAACGAGTTATGAGAAGCATATACTAATTCTGCAGAAGAGTAGTTAATCCCTAAATTATCTCCAGTAGTAGAGAAAACAAAATCTTCTACTAAAGAAGGTATTTGTTTTACTGTTCCATCAAATCTAAAAAATCCTCCACCAAAACCCATCCAATACACAGCGCCATCTGCATATACAATTGAGTGTTGTCCAATACATCCACAGTTAGTACCTACTTGTCTTATTGAAAAAGTAAAAGGTGTTCCCACATACTGCATAACGTAAGCAGCTTGGTCAGTTAATACTAAGTTATAATCTTTTCCTGAAATAGCTCCTATTATTTTGTTTCCGGTGTCCAATCTAAATGTTCCTGCAGTATTTACTGAAGTAGGTTGGTACACACTATAATTTTCTTGATCAGAGAATCTAATAAACATTGGGTCTTGTGTTGCACCATCTCCAATAATTGTTTCTGTTCCAAAATGAATTAAATGTCTATCTCTATCAGACACTAAAGTTAAACGAGTCGCTGTAGGTGCACCCGACATTATAACTGCTCTGTTTAGTAATGGGTTAGAAGCTCCTGGATTCCAGGTAAATGTTTCTCCATCTTTAACTGTTGCTATTAATTGTTGACCAAAGTTATCTAATGACCACGAACCTGGATCTAGAATAACAGTAGAATTAGTAGAGCCTGCTCCCCAACTAACCCAACTTGAAGCATTAGTTACAATTGCATTATCTAAATGTGATGCTGCAGTTGTGCCGTTGGTACCTCTTACACAACCTGTAAAAGTAGTTGCCGTTAAACCTGTATAAGTAATTAATTCAGAATCAATATTTATTGTTCCAGTAGCTGGAAATCCTGTTGTTGAATCAACTGTAATTGTTGTAACAGAATCATTGATTGCTCCATTTAATTGATTTGTAAGCGAAGCGGGAATTGTACCTGACCAATAACTGGTTCCCCAACCATAACCATACGTCTGATTAATAGGTCCTATGTCTAAATATGTCTGTATGTCTGCAGATCCTGCTGCGGTCATACCTGTGCCTGACTCGTTAGAAGGCATTGTGATTGTAAATGTGTTTGCTGTAGAAGTTAATACTTCAAAAGGATTTGTTTCAAAGTCTGCTACTATATATCCTGTAACTCCTCCCCCAGGTAAAACTACATTATCAAAAATAAAGTAGTCTCCTACATCTAAATTATGTGAAGTTTTATTTACTGTAACGGTTGCAGAACCATTAGTAGAAGTAAATGTGTATCCAGTAGTTGCAGTATTTAATGGAGTGATGTCATAAAAAGCACCCTCATAATAAATTAATAATACTTTAGAAGTACCTAAAGCCGCGTATCTTTTACCTGTTAAATCAGTCCAAGTATGTTGATCTCTTGCAGGCCCTGAAATAGTTTCACTTCCAATTGCTTGCCAACCCCCTATTTTTTGAGGTTCATTATAACGAAACCTTACAAAGTCTCCATTAACCCATTGTCCTTCAGCTCCTGAGGCTGTATCTGTTTTATTAAAACCTGGTTTTATCTGTACAATTTTTAGAGGCATACTCTCATTTTACACTATCTTAAAGCATTCGCCAAGTAGATGGAGAAGGTATATTATGTTCAAATTTTACACCGTTTTTCAAATACAAAATTAATAATTATTCTTTCATTTTTTGTTGGCAAGGATGGTCTATGAAATAGATCAGAATCAAAGTAAATCATTTCACCTGCTTTTGGTGTATTTTTATAGCCACCTACAATAGTATCGCCATCTGAATCATTAACATAGTAAATTAAACTAATATAACCTTTATTAATTTTATCTTGATGCCATAAATGTTGCACTTGTTCTTCGCTAACTTTTTGTGGAAATAATTTATTAACCTTTATTCTTGTTGCCCATTTTATATTTAACTTTTCTTTTGCAATTTTTAATAGTGGATCTACTAATGGAGTTCCGTCATAATGAACATTGTGTACATATTGAAATATACTATCTTTATATTCATTATCTTGAGCAACATAATTAAAATTTAAATTATTAACTTCTTGTTGGATATTATCAATATAAAAATTATTTAAATATAATTTGTTTACCAATTAAGCTTTACTATCCCAGATGATCCAGAACCTCCGTACCATATATTGGGACCAGTTCTGTCTATAAATCCAGCACCACCACCGCCTGCTCCATAAGGACTTGCATTACCACCAGTTCCTGATGATGGGTTTCCTTTAGTTCCTCCAGTACCTAAACTATTTCTTGAGTTAGCTCCATCTCCTCCGTAACCACTTGAACCATCATTACTTCCAGCTTGTCCGTTTGAACCAGTTAAACCACTTGCACTAGAACCAGAAGGAAGAGAAGCACTAATAGAACCACCTACTCCACCTGCTCCACCTGCAAACTGTTGTCCATTACCTCCGGTAGAGCCACCATTAGCTGTATATGTTGTAGCATTGTATGTAAAAGAAGAACTGCCTCCATTAGCTTTAGGGTTACCACCTCCTCCTGCACCTATTGCTGATATAGTAAATGTTGTAAAAGGTATTACAGCTAAAACTCCTTGAATATATCCACCAGAGCCACCGCCGCCACCGCCGCCACCATTTTCT